AGTCGTCGCTTTCCGGCCTGTAGAAGTCCACAATGCGCGGCTGATTGCCGATGACCTGGAAGCACCAAATGGGATTGTTGATCGCCTTGCCCAAATCCCATGCGGTATGCACGGGATGATCCCAATCAATCTCGAATTCGTAAACGCGGCCCTCGCGCTCGGCCCGGTTCATCTCCGCGCCCAAATAGGCCCCGATCATCGCCCCGGAGAACGAACACAAATATTCCTGTTCAAACTTGGCTAGGCCGAAGTCAATTCCATAGAGCGCCTGATATTCGGCCAAAGCCTCATCAAGCTGATCCTCGCCTAGCGCCTTTGTGTCGCGTGCCGTAAGGACTTCGGCAAACCATCCGGGACGCCCCTTGGCGTAATCCAGCATGGTCTTTGCGTGGTTGTCGCCGCGTGGCGTGGTGATGAACGCCGCCGCGCCGTTGTTTTCCTCCAGCATTGGGCGGATGTATGCCCAAGCGCTCGGATTGGCCAAAGCCCATTCGGAAAACGTAACCTCGACAACGCCCGAACCAACGAGGCTGTCATACCGATCCGAACCGACTAGCTGCCATGTTGATCCGTTAACGAACCGAATGAACATTTCCTGTTCATTGGTTGCGGATCGTATTTCGTGCGGGAATGCCTCATCAATGCGGCGCTTGCCGGTGTGCGGGTTTACCGCCGACCAGATGGCTTTGCGCGCCTGTGCATACTCGGGAAGCATATGCCAGCGGTTGCCGACACGTTCGAAGCTGGACACCGCCGCACGATGCAGCAGCACATCATCCTTGCCAGCGCGTCTGTGCCAAATGGCAATGGCACGCTTGCCGCCCTTTTCGAGATAATCCCATAGTGGCCGCTGGTATGGGCGCGGAGCCCAATTATTCGGAAGCGTTACGGTCGGCAAAACGCATCACGTTGATATTTATCGGCCCGCCATCGTCGCCTGTGATGGCCGTTGACTGCAAATCGGGCAACACTTTGGCCAGCAATGTTTTTGCGCAACTGACTTGCTGCGCATCAAGGGTGATTTCCCCCATTACGCAAGCGTGCATCCGGTTGATGATCTGCGCGGCCTGTATCTTGGCCCGCGTCTGTTCATCGTGGCGGATTTTCTGTGTCCGCGCAGCCATGGGATTGCCCCTTATTCGTCAGCATAATGGATGAAGCCAATCGGCCCCATTGCCTCGATTGAAAAGATTGGATTGCCGCTTGCGTCCAATAGGCCGGTTTCAATGATTTGCGGTTCGGCTTCGTGAACGGTGGTGCCGGCCAACAGGATTTGTTCATCCTGATAGCTGTAAAGGCGCGGCTTGGCTTTGGAGGCGGTGACATAACGCTTGCGCATCGTGGCCTCCGTAAACGGAAAAAGGCGACCGCGCCCATTGGAGCGCAAATCGCCTTGTGCATTAATCCATACCCGACTTTTCGCCCGTGTCAAGCGGCCCTGTCCAATTTCATCAGCCTGTTGATGGCGTTTGCCGCAACCCGCAGGGAACCTATCAATGACATGGCCTCCCGATCTTCCTTTACCCATGTTTCAAGCGCCATGAGGCCGAACGCATCGGCTTCCATGATCCAGCGGCGAACTTCACCATACCGGGACCGGGCGCGTTGACAGGCGTTAACATAGCTTTCATCGGTGCCGTCCGATCCGTCATGGCCACGAATGCCGCCGAAGTCGGATGCGCTGCGCTGGCGCTGGACAAGGATTGCCCGTTCATATGCGTCAAGGCGAACAAGCCATTCCATGCAGGCATCGAACTGGTCGCGGGTGATATCCCGGTTGTTCAAGGCGCGGCCTATAGCGGTGCCGGCCTCTTGCCGCACTGCTTCATCGCGGGGAATGCTAAACAAGCGCATACGGGCCTCTATGGCCGTTTCGCGGGCATCCTCTTGCCTCACGGCCTTGCCATCGGGTCGGCGCTGTGCGTCAAGTTTGCGCTTGCGTCCTGAGCGTCTAACCATCGTTCCCTCTTGAGGTTGTGGATTTCCAACTCCAGTGACTCAATCGCATTCGCGGCAAACAGCATCATTTGCACTTGGTCGTCGGGTATGTTGCGCCATTTGGCCTTTAGCCAGTGCTTTAGGGTTGTGTAATGGTCCATTATTTACCCGTCTCGCAGTCGTCGGTGCATGGGCGGGCGATGATTGTGATTTCCTCATCCGGTGCCATGCCAATGAACATTAGCAACCCGTCATTGAGCGTAACGGCGTCAACGTCCATTTCGATATACTCAGCCACCCCATGCGCAATAAGCGTTCCCTCGCCTGCGGTGATTGCATATTCGATCATGCCCGTTGCTCCTGTTGCGCCCTCATGCGGTCCAAATAGCTGCGACCGGGGAGCGGATCGCCAAGAATGCGCCCGGTTAAATCCCGCGTGTCCGGTGGCGGCAGTTCCCCCGCAATTTCAACCTTGGTCACGGCTTCATGCAGCTTGCGATATTCCCTCGGCCTGCCTTCGATGCCGAGCGCCTGCCGTTCGCGTTCCCGGTGCCGGCGCTTGCGTTCCTTTTCGCGCTCGTAGGCTTTCGGGTTCGAATACATCGTGATCGTGAATTTCCCGATGCCAAGCAGGAAGGCGATTTCATGCCATGAAACGCCCTGCTCGCGCTTGGCTGCGATGAAGTCGCGGTTTGCCTCAACAATGGCCTCGCCGCGTGAAAGTTTGCGCTGTTCCATGTCATGCCCTCATCTGCACAGATGCGCCGGCATTGGCGCGGCGATTGTTTGCTTGCTCGGACCACGTTGCCCAACGGCAGTTTGCAGGCTCATAACCCTTGAATGGATCAACCCGATCCAACGTCATTCCGTCAGGACGCGGCCCCATGTCAGCCTTGAAACATTCGTAACCGTGAACGCCATTTTCGCCGTATCGCCAGCGGTCGCAAACCGTGACGCCCTTTGCGCCGTACCATTTGAAATTCCGCGCATAGGGCTTGTGGCAACGCTGGATCATCTGTGTCCAAACGCGGTACAACGGCTCAGTCCGTACCCAACCCTTAAAGCCGCGTGCGGCTGCAATCTTTCTATGCTTGTCGCACCCGCATGAATGGTGCTTGTCCCGCGCCCAATTCACGGTCATGACGCTGACTTGATTGCCGCAATCGCACCGGCACAACCAACCCGGCATTTTACGCCCGCTAGTTAGCTGTTTGCTTGTGGGGCTTATGGCAACCAGTTTGCCGCGCCTTTCGCCCGCCCTGTTCATATGATTGCCCATATCAATACCCCATCGGAGGGACGTAAAGACAAAACGAGTTCTGGAATACCTCGCCCGCGTTGTTTTTGTATTGCTGCGAAAAACAACCGTGGTATTTGCCATCAGGGCTTGGCTTGATTTTGTGGCTGTCATACGGGATTACAACGTCAATTGGCTGATGCGTTGCCATCGGGTGCTCTCCAACCGCAAGATATACATGATACCCGGATTGAATTGCTTTGACTGCATTTTTCGGCAACTCTGCACAGTCTTTCCCCGAGCAACACCTTGGATCATATTCCCAACCCGAGGGAGCCTGATGCGCCCTTGCATCCGACCATGCCAACATCAGCGCACTTGTCGCGCCGACCGTTACCGACGCAATCACAAACAAAGCCGCAATGATGGCGGCGAATATGTCCTCGGGTTTCATGCGGCATTCCTTTCCGCTTGCTGTGCCTTGACGGTGACTTCCGCCCATTGCGTGTCTGACGGGATGCGCTGGACGACCAAGCGCGTGCATAGGCTGTCGTCCTCGACTAGCTGATGCTCGACCAGTAGGTCGGAAATCGGCTTCACCACGTTGTCGATATCCCGCTTGCGCCGATCGCTTTGAAACAGGGTGATTTCCAAGGTGTACGGCCCCGCGACCTTGACGGGCCTTGCTGCCTTGACGTTCCAGCCGGCAGCATTGATCCAAGTTTTGTATCGCTCGGTCTTGACGCGGCCTTTGCCCGGAGCGTTGGCATACATCGCGTTGACAGACACGGGGTAAGGAAGGGAAAGCCGGATCATGCCGCACCCCGCTGCCAAATCTCAGCCGGCCCAAATCGGAACAGCGGCGCGGCGCGATTGTCCT